TAAAAACTGAAACTTCTTGAATTTTGGTGTAAAATTAACTGGAAAAAGGTTTAAGGGATGGTTTTTTTTAACGAATGTGACATTAGGGTAAATGGAACTGGGTTAATGGCTCAGAATGCTTCCATTAATTCTTCTAATTCACTTCAAGCCATTAGACCTGTCGGTAGATCTGATGCTCTAGAACTTTCTCCTAACGGAGCTATACGAAATCAATTTTCTGCAACTTATTATGTCGATCTAGCAAGTGACCCCTGTTTTCCTGAAACGACTAGAATTAAAAATTCCACAGAATTCGAGCAAGCAGAAGCTCAAGTTATAGAAGTCGCTGGCATATCCGGCGCTTTTTATATGACTAACTATTCTCTTTCAATTCAAGAGAACAGCGCTATCAAGGCTAACGTAACCTATCAGGGTTTTGGTGAGATTAGTGGAAATGTCACTGGTAAGACTAGTGACGCATCGTACCCAGAAAGCTTTAGCGGTTTAGCTCACGCTTGGACGACTTTTGTTCAATCGGACGCTGGCGACTTAGATATTCCTGTTTTTAAATTTGATTATAATTTCTCCAATAAGGTTCAGCCTCTTTATGGAGTTGGTAGCAAGAACCCTATGCAAGTAGCCAATTTAAGCTCCGAGGAAAGAATTAGGATAGAAAGAGATAATAGTAGACAAATGAATTTCTACGGAGAAAGCGGGTGCGCTTTATTCGATGCCTGTGCTCAAAATCCGAGAGTAAGAATATTTAAGTTGGGTTATTTATGTGATGACTCTTTAACTGACAGTATGGACTTTGATGTTTCTGGATACAGAATTGTTTCTAACAATACTACATTGGATACTAATGATTATGTTAAATCCACTTTTGAAATAAGGAGGATTGACTAATGTACAGTAGCTACAAAAACTGTATAATTGATTTAAATGGAAGCGGCATTATAGCGGATAATGTTAGCATAAATGTAAACGGCAGTATAAATGATAGATATTTAGCGAATAGAAAATTTTCTCAAGGTCAGCAATATCCAGAACAAGCAGTCGGGGGCACTTTATCTGTAGGCTACTACTTAAGTGGTGAAGACCCAATCAAGAAACATATTTACCACGAGCAGTCTGGGATAAGTGGCAGTTTTGGCGGAGTAAGTTTTCCAAGTGGCTATCTAACTCAATATGATGTAAGGCTGAATCCAAACCAGCCAGTATACATAAGCGCAGAGATAAATTTCTTTGATCATTTCTCTGGAGACTTTACTCCCCAAACTCAAACTCTCGAATCTCAAAATTTATTAAATGTATGCGACATTTCAATAGATGGAACGGGATTAGGGGATCTCACTAAAGTACGAAGTGCCTCGCTCTCTTTCAGGAATGATACAAAGGCTAACTACGAAGTAATTACTGGCTCTGGGGTTACAAATATAAAGCCAGATCGAATTTTATTTGGTAAGAAAATACTAAATACTAGAGTAAATTTCGATAATTACAGCGGTGACTTAAGTATCTTTGGGGACTCAGCCCAAATATCTTTTGGGTTAAGTAATAAAGAGGGCGTTAAACAAACCGAATACGTAGTAAAAGGCAGAACTTCTTCAAAGCAACTTTCGACTTCCTCAGATAACGTACTGTCCAATAGTTTTTCCATAAGGCAATCTGCTCCAAGCGAAAACTCAACAATATCAAGTATAAGTACTTTATCTGGATCTCCGGGAGACGAAATAACAGTGACAGGGGAAAACTTTCATTTAGATCCAACATTTTGCATAGGAAGTTATTGTGACTTAGAGGTAATTTACGTTGATAACGAAACAGTAAAAATTGTATTGCCAGATGTAATAATTCCAAGTGGTAACATATTAATAAAAAGACCAGATGATGGAGAGATAATTTCTAGGACTGAAGATAATTTTGAAATTATAAGACCAACCGTTTCTATTGGAGGGGTATTTTTAAGGGTTTAATATGGCTTTATCAGGAGTAACAACAGGAGTTATTGGTCAGTCAATCGTTCTTTCTGGCCAAGGTTACTCTGCTGTCAATAAGGTATTCTTCTCTCAACAGCCAGAACATGAATCTAGCGCTCCATTTTCTATTCTCTCTCCTAATTTAATTGAGGCAACTATTCCTGTTAATTCTCAATTTGGACCTATAACTGTTGCATCGGACCTTATTAATTCTTCAGGGGAGTCTAGCTTTGACTTTGTTCCGAAGCCGGAAATTATATCGGTAAGTAATTTTAACCCATTGCCGAATACTGTAATTAATGTAAGCGGCTTGGGTTTATCTGGAGTTACTGGCGCGTACTTTGGAGATAATGAAGTAACAGGTTATACAAGAACTGGTGATATTACTAATATACAGTCTTTGCCCATAGAAGTTCCTACGGGAAATATAAGTGGAGTTTTAAAGATAGTAGGTCAGTCTGGATTGTCTGACTCAGTAAGTGGTATAGGCATTGGCGCAAGAATCACTGGTATATCGCCAACCTCTGGAATTATAGGAAGTCAGGTCACTCTTTCTGGAGAAAACTTTATTCCTCAAGCTCTAAAAAGAGTATCCGAAGATAATACTAATCCCGACTACAATGTCTTCGAAGTTTCATTTAATGGAGGAGTAACTGGTTTCGGATATCCTACTTTAAGTAGTGGCGCTGGTGTATTAACTGGGTTTGTACCTGCTAATGCTGTATCTGGAAATGTAAATTTAATTGCTTCAAATGGAGTTCCTCATACAGGTGGTATAGATTTTAATTTAAAAATCGGCCCACCAGTTATAAATTCTTTAACTCCGCAATCTGGTATTCCAGCAGGAAACAGTAACGTTTCATTTTACGATGTAAAAGGAAAAAACTTTAGTTCAGTTACTGGTATATACGCCTATAAGAATGGTTCTACTTTTGATATAGATTCAGCAGATAACTTATTAAGTCCTCAAACAATATCTTACGATAATGTAAGTGGCACTGACTTAACTATATCTTCTCCATCTGGTACTGGATACATGAATTTGGTAGTTCAGACCAGTCATGGAACAGGTCAGTCTGAAGGAGCCTTTTTCGCAAAATACAAACCGGAAGTAATTGGCTTTACTCCGAGCATAGGAAGAATTAATGAAGGGGTTACTATAACTGGTAGCGGCTTCTTCACTGACGATTTAAAAGTTTTCTTTTCTGGCGAAAGCGATGTAGCTCATTTATCTAGAAAAATTCCAGCGACAATTTCAGGAGTAGTTGGAGATCCGAGAACCGAACAGCAGACAATGACTGTTCAAATTCCCGGTCTTTCTAGTTCTGCTAGTTATAGGCTTTTGGTAGAAAACGGAGTTGCAACTGGTGGAATGAGTGAAGGCTCATTTAGCTTTCTTGGGGCTCCAACAATAAATTCAGTTACGCCAGAATCTGGTTCTCATGGAGATATAGTTGTTATAAGTGGCACTTCACTAGCTGGAGTTACAAGTCTTAAGCATGGCTCAGTTCCAGTAACAACTTATTCTGAAATTAATCCATTTAATCCTACTGGACTTTCTTTCACTGTTCCTGCCAAAAGTTCTTACTTAACATACGATAATTTATTTAGGAATAGATACGAGTCTTTAACTCTTACTACCCCTAATGGAACGGCATATTACAGCGGTAAGTTTCTTACAATTCCTGATGACGTAGTTTGCAGTGGGTTTTATCCAGCCTTTGAGCAAAGAGGAGGGACCATAACAATTACTGGGGGCAATTTAGAGGTAGTCACTGGAGTTCATTTTTCTGGAACTAGCTCTTCTGCTCCAACCGTTGTTAGGGTTCAGAACGATGGTTTCACGACTCAAATATTGCCAACGGGATCAAGTCCCAAAACTGGCATAATGGTTAGAGTACCCGGAGACGCAACAAGTGGGCCGTTAAAGCTAGTAACTGAGTATTCTTCTTGCACTACATCCGATACTTTCTCCATTGATGCTGCGCCGACAAATGTAACTGTTAACCCATCTACCGGAATTTATGCAGAGACTGTCTATTTGAGGGGCAATGATTTACATAACTCAAAGTTTTATCTTTATCCGGGGTATACAGGCGGAAGTCTTGACTTAGATAATCCGGTAATAGGGAATTCTACTCTTAATACTAATCCTGTTAGGGCATTTGTAGAGCCAACTAATACTCAATATCTTACTTCAGGAGATGGTGAACAGTATGTTACTTTTGAAATTCCTCGTGGATTACCAGATCAGGTTTCAATATACACCACAAGAAAAGAGGTCACTTCTCCTTCGGCTGGTGATTATAGGCCAATTGGAGCTAAGTTATATATTTGGCCAGTCATAACTGGAATATCTCATACGGAGATAAGGGTAGGAGATACTCTTTATGTAACTGGCGTAAACGCATTCAACACCTTTGAGAACTCCATTGGTATATCTGGTACGGGAGTAGGAGCTAATCATGAGCCTAGTTCTTATAAAGAATTAGAATTTTTAAGTAACTACAATACAAAAGTTAGTTTCTTTGAGGATGGAAGTGATGCCAGTTGGTTTAACCTAGGTGATATATTTATACCTAATCAACCTCAAACATTGATAGGTAATAATGATCCTCAAGCTCACAAATATAATGCTGAAATAAGAAGAGATCACTTCCAAAGTGGGATTGCAAATGTCGATGAGACAGGAGTTTATGTATTTCCAATAACAGTTGGAGATAATTTTGTAGGTACTGGTCAGTTATTCTTCTTTTTAAATGAACCTGACTTGCTGCATACTTATAGAACCCATGTTGTTGAAGCTGGACCTGATTCAGCGGGTGGGCAACAAGGTAGATTATTTAGTAATATAGATGTTAATTCAGATGGCATAATAGACCCCTTCTTCTGGAGCGGAAAAACAACTGGTACTGCTTATCAACATAAAGGCCATTTTTACTCTGGGTTTACTGGAAGTTTTACTAGTAAGAAATTTGAAGATATAAGATTTAAAGGGCATGAGCTTGTAATTCTGCCAGAGCTCATAGACATAAGCGGAATCTCTACTTTATCCGGCTTTCCTAATCAAAGCTTATTCATAGAGGGCACAGGCCTAACAAATATAACAGGCGTTGACCTAGTAGTTAGCGGCGGTACTATAAGTGGTGGTGCAGAGTATCCAATTACTATATCTTCTACTTCTAGTACTGGGATTGAAGCTGTTATACCTAGCGTTTCTTTTTCTCATGGAAATTCCCAAGAGTCTGGCACAATAAAGATCTCTAGCAACTATAGCGAAACATCTTCTCAAGACGTTCAAGGTGGAAGCGGTCATTTAATAGTTTCTAGACCTCCTGAAATCACAGGTTTTTTCCCGTCAGTAGGAATTCAAGGAGAAACCATATTTGCAGTAGGCGGTATAAATCTCGAATACGCCAATAGTCTTCAAATTGATTCGCAAGATACAGACGATTTAATAACTCTAACTACATCGCTCACAGGATTATCAAATGGAACTACAGGCATATCTGGCTTAACTCCCACGGACATATTGCCATTGCCTCAAAATTTTAATTTTAAATTAACTTCTCCTTATAGCACAGATCAAATAGGAACATTCAAAATCGTAGAAGGAGACTTAGATGTATATGGAAATCTAAGAGTACATGAAAGTGCTTTCGTACAGGATAAATTAGTTTCTTCAGGCAACACTTTTGTTCATGGGGATATAGACGTATCGGGAGAATACTTATTAGATGGTGTTCCGTTTGAGGCTGATACGCTTGTTAAAGGTCTTCCTAGAAAAAATAAAATCTTACATTTAGATGCTTCAAACGAAGCTAGTTATTCTGGAGCAGGTTCAAGCTGGGTAGATGTATCAAAGAGTAAAAATACTGCCACTCTAGTTAATTCCCCAACGTTCTCAATAAATGAACTTCAATTTAACGGCTCGGATCAGTACGCAACAATGCCAATGTCTGAAGACTTGAAGGCTCAAGACTTTACGATTGGTATTTTATTTAATCCAAAAGAGGCTGGTGGAACAATAGCGACACCAATTTTTGAAGCTCCAAACTTAGTGCCTACTGAGCTTGTAAGTTTTCAGATAAGTTATGACTCAAGCAGGAGATTCTTTTCTACCCTGACATTTACTGATCTTAGCTCTTCCACGGTATTTACTAATCCCGTTGACACAGGTCAGTACCATTTAGTTAATTCGACTTGGGATGGGTCAACCCACAAAATATATATTAGTGGTGAGGAAGCCAATTCTGAATCTGTAGGTTCAAAAACCATTTCATATACAGATCAGCAAATCAACATACTCTCAAATACCGCAGCAGCTAGATTTGTTGAAGGAAACTTGAGGGATATTCATATGTTCAGCGGAGCAAAAAGCTCCGAAGATATTTTAGAAATATATGAAAATCTTACTAGAGCTACTTTACTTGACAGAGACTTAATTATTTCTGGTGGGAAAATAATTTCTTACGAGAAAGACGATACTTCAAAATCAGCCGTTATAGAAAACAACTTTATAACCTTAACTGGCGATGGAGCAGGTATCAACATAAACGGCCACTCGGTAGATCCTACAACAGACACTTACAATTTCGAGAATGTAAGTATTGGCAATCACTTAGGCTTTACTGGGGTACAGGGAACCGCGACTTCAAACACTTTAACCTCTACGGATACACTTGTTGGGTCTATAGCTTTAAATCTTCCTCCTTCTTCGGTGTGGGAGCACGTTAAAGTTCATTTTACTACTTTTTTACAGACGGCGGATAATTTACAAGACGTAAAAGTTAAAATCGGCAGTGATGAAATGGATTGGCCAATCGTTACTACCGCTCAAGTAGAAACGACAAATAGTGAGAGCGATAATATTCTAGCTAGTTATGTCACGGAAGGTTATCCATCAGCGCACAACGGGGATTCGCCGCTTAACCTTGACGTATACGCAAAACTTGGATCAACGCATTCCGATGATGATGTAGCAAGTCGTAGAAGTTTGTACGCTGTGGGTACTTTCAATAGCGGTAGTGGTGCTGCGAGTTTTGAAATTACAACTCACGGCAATGCATCTCTTACTTTTCAGCCTAATACTGGGATAGGTTCTGTAATAGGAACAGCAATTTACACAGGGAACGGAGATCAAGATTCGTTCTTAATGGAGTATACAGAAAATAACGTAGAACATGTCTTTGTATCTCTTGACGGCATAGAGCTTTCACCTAGCATAGATTATGTATTATCAGGAACTACTGGCGTAAAGATAGCTTCTGCTCCAAGCGTAGGTGAAGAAGTCTTAATAAGGCAAATATCAGACAGCGTTGTGGCTCAACCTACCGAGTACAACATTACTATTCCTATGGAGGGATCTGGAAGTCTTAACTTTACCGATCTTTCGACAGGAACAAACATTACTTTTTCTGGTGATATATCTGGGCTGAACGTAGATAACTATAATATTTACGATAGTAATGTAAGCATTACTGGTGGCGGTCAATCTATATATAACCAGTTTACAGGAATCGATGTTAGTATCGATAACAACGCAGCAGCTACCGCAGTTAATGTATATACTGAGCCGGGTGGTGATTCTAGCGTAACTTCCACTAATTCAAATGTAGTAGTAGCCAATGAAGGAACTATTAACTACATAACAAACAATTCCGAAACTTTCGTATATGCAGAAACTGGAGCAGGTAAAGTTCATGTTACTGGCGGAAGCAATCAAATAACTGGAATTGTACATATTACTGGCGGTACTAATTCAGTAAGCGGAACAGACGTTAGAATATATGAAAGCACTAATGACGTATTTTTCCTAGCTGGGTATACTGGAACCGCATCAGTTACAGGCGCTAATGTAACAGTAACAAACTCTGGAACTATTCCAACTCTTTCTGGGCAGACTTTAACAATTACAGACAGTCAAGTAAGTAACTTTGGCTACTCTGGAACTGGAATAACAATACAGGGTAATTCAACCGCAAATATAACTGGGCTTGCATCTGGGGTTCATGTTACTCAAAATAATGGTACTGCTAATTATATCTTCTCAGGCGCAATGTCTGATAGCGGTAGTATTAAAGTGCCTCATTTCCACGCTTACAGATCTGGAAGTGACCTGACTGTAGCTCAAAACAAATACGAAATTGTAGAATTTAACCATGAAAGATCTGGAGACAATTATATCACAGGATATGATGAATCTAACTTTAGGTTCATAGCTCAAGAATCAGGAAAATATTTCTTATCTGCATCTATTTATTGCGGTAAAATTGTCGTGGGAGATTTTGTTGAAGTACAAATTCATAAAAATGCCACATCAATTGATGGAACTACATCGTCAACTCAACATAACAGCGAATTAGCTTCTAATAGAGTCTACAACACAGACGATGTTTCTAGCTACTATTTACAGCCAGAGGTATCATCGGTTGTAGATGCGTTACCCGGAGATTATTTTGAAGTCTTTGCAATTACAGACTCTTCCTCCAACAGAAAAATAAAAGATGAGCCGCATCGGTCTTTCTTCTTTGGGTATAAAATCGACCCAATGTCGATTAATACGCAAGAATACAGTAACACAATTACAGCAAACGCCTCATTTACGGCTCAAGGATATGGGCAAACTCAATTCAACATAACTGGTGATGACGCTACGATCACTGACAGTGAAAACGTAGATGTGTTCACCAGCAATGTAACGGTAAATAACTCTACTGGCATTAATATTACAGGCAACAGCATAGATAGCATATCTATAACTGGATCTAGCCAAACAACAAATATAGATTTAAACAGCGGAGACCTGAGCTTTACAGGTAACGCCAACTCGACAAATGTAATAAGTGGTGCGAATACTGTACAAGCTACAGGCACTAATTACTACATTTATTACTCAACAGTTTACCTAACTGGGGCTGCAAGCTAATAATGAATATAGATTTAGTACAATTAAATTTCTCAACAGGATACATTACGGGCAATAATGTATCAGTAAGCGGTAGTGTCATTGAGGAATTAAATGTCGGCGGCGAATTAAATTTAGATATTAGTGGGGGCACTACGTTTGTTTCTGGCGCTAACAACATGTCAGTAACTGGAGAAGTTAATGTAACTAGCGGTGGTATAGTTTCAGGAGATGTAACTGGAAATGTTTACATAACCGATAGTGGAATTGGCTACATCAATAGCTCTAGTAATGTTTCTGTAACTGGAGATAATAATACAATTTCTGGATCTACTGTATACGCTACAGGATCTCAAATAATAATTACGGGTGGCGAATCTAATGTAACCGGAAATAGCATTAGTGTTTTCAGTGGAACCAATACAATAAGTTTAGCTTCTGGTCAAGACGCTTACTTTACTGGGGTAAGCAACTCTAATGTAAACGTATATTCTGGAGCAGCTACGATATCAGGAGATGTATCAAATGTATACAACCAGATAATTGACTCCACGAACACTAGCGTTACCGGAACATTAGTTCAAATCACTGGAGGGACTAGTACTGTATCGGGGCAAACTTTCTATATTACTGGAGAAAACAATAATGTAACAGGTGATTCAGTAACTATAAATGGAGGTACAACGAGGGTAACAAACTCATCTGATGTAAATGTAAATGGGACTGTAGAAGTACTTACCGATAATACAATTGACACTTTGAATTTAACTGGTGGGTCACCATTAGTTTACAAGCCAAATCCAGCTAATATATATCAGTCTCAAGTATTAGTAGCCACAGGAAACTTCTCTACATTTAATATGAGAGATACTTCAGTTTTAAATTTAACTGGAGATGGAAATACGATAAATAATGAGTCTTCGTTAAGCTTTACTGGCAATAACGTCAACATAACGAATTCCGTAAGTGGAACCACAAACATAAATCAATCTGATTCTGTTTCAATTAGTAATAGCGGAGATGTTTATATAACGGGAACAGCGAATGTAACCGGGGATATAATAAACTCTGGAGAAATAACCGTTATAGGTACAGGCTTAAATGTTTACTCTGGAACTAATACTATAAATAGCTCAACAGTAGACGTAAATGCAGATGAAGTCACTCTTTCGAGCTCTGCTCATGCGTCTATCACTGGATCTAAAAAAATAACAGTTATAAACTCAGATACAGTTTCAATAACTGGAGATACAGACGTTACAAATTTAGCGGGTACAGTTTCAATAGTAAGTGGCTCTATAACTGATATAACAGGATTAAATAGCACTATAAATATCGGTAGCTCTGATATTGCTAATTTATCTAGCGATCAAGTTTATATAACTGGATCTGGCGGAAACGTTAATAATACTGGAACAGTAATATTTTCAGGAGGAGAAGTAACCGTTTCAAACTCAGGCACTGTAAGTTTCCAGACTGGATACTTAACTGGTGGAGTAAATACAATTAGTAATGGAAATATAAATATATACTCTGGAGAAAATTATATCTCTGGAGATCTTAGCGCGTCAGGCGACAATCTCACTATCACTTTAAATGCTACCGGACAGAATGCTTATGTAACTGGATCAGTAGATCAAATAAATTCTGGAACTGTAAATATAACAGGAGATGTGCTTTCTGTAACTGGCGGCACAATAACTGTAAATTCTGCTTCGGTAAATATTACCGGAACAAGCAATACAATCAACGCAACAACTGGTTACGCTACCGGGCAAAACATTCAGCTTAATTCTGGTACTAATTACGTCACTGGAAGTACTGTTAATATTACCGGAGGGACATCCTCGTTTTCTCAATCTACTTCCGGAAGCTTTACTTTTAATAATGGCGCAAACGCTAGTATATACATAACTGGAAGCGGTAATTCTGTAGATGTAGCATCTGGAGCTACAATAAATTTAGATTCTTCTGATTATGATCAGTTAACTTTACCCGCCCCAGAAAATCTTCATATATACACTGGGCAAGTAGATCTTACTGGAAATGTGTCTGGTAGCGTCTTTGCTACTGGCGGAACAACAAATATAAATGGCAATTTAGGCACTGGGGTAACTGTAAACTCTGGAACAGCCATAATTAATTCCACTGGTAATTTTACTTTTAATTCTCCTAATAATATAAATATTTACAATAAGGAGAGTGGAAACTTATTTGTATCTGGAAATGATATATTTATTACTGGAAGTGGCTCTAATCAGTATATTACAGGCCAAAACATTTCTATCTCTGGTAGTACGTTTACCACAATTACAGGATTCAGCGGAGCTTCTTTCGACATCGATGATAGTATAAACCTATTTAACGACACCAAAAGCGGTACGTTTACAGTAGATGGTAATAATAGCACCTTTAATGTAACTGGTGGCACTATAGTTAATAATGGTACTAACAGGGAATTTAATCAATATTTCACCAACGGAAATTTATCAGGCGATTTAACAATATCTGGCGGAGTAAATTCTGTTACAATTACAGGGACTCAAAATGCTGCAAATATATATAGCGGTGAAACAAACTTAGTTTACGTAACTGGCGGTGCAGTTAATGTTAATAGCGGAGCTACCGCCACCTTAATTCAAGAAAGCGGCACTTTAAATACGTTTAATAATTCAGAAGTAGAATTAGAAATTTCTGACATATCTGGGGATTTTATATTTAATTTAACTGGAGATGTAAGTTCATTATCTGCCGAAACCATAAATATAGATTCTTTATCTGGAAATACGACCATAACTGGAGAGTCTACTCAAGTTACATTTTCTGGTTCTCATTCTGGAAATATATCCATAACTGGTGGGCAAACTGTATCTTTAAATATTGCGGCTGACACCGTTAAAAAAGATGCAGTTACAGTATCAGATCCGGGATTTTTCGTACTGCAAAACTCTGGAGTAGCTACAATAAGCTCTCTCCAAGTTACGGGCAATGCGGATATATATAATGGAACTTTAGATATAGAAGACTCTACCATTTCGTCGATTCATGACTCCGAAGTAACGATAAGCGATGCTAACGCTACATTTAATGTAACTGGTGGAGTAATCAATAGCACAAATGTAGTAAGTGGTGATTTAATTATTTCAGGTGGTACAAACACCATAAATCTTACTGGTGGCCTCGAATTAACAGGAGATAATATATCGGTTAATAATTACGGCACTGGATACATAACTGGATCTTCAATAACAGTAACAGGTGGAACAAATTACATTACCGGAAAAGAGCCGGGGTCATTCTCTTTATTGAGCGGGACAAATTATGTAACTATAAGCTCAAATGATTTAAGTCTTACTGGAGGCGTCAACAATGTCACCGTAAATAGTGGAGACGTAAGCGTCTCTGGAAATAACGCCAGTATTTCAGGGGGGACTGTAAATTATACCGGAACAATCCAGAATGTTCACGATTCGAACATTATAACTACAACAACTGGTACAAATGTATATATAACTGGTGGAACTAATGAAATAACTGGAGTTTCAACAAGTATAACCGGAAACGTTACAAGCGCTAGTGGTCAAACATTTAGCGTAACTGGGCCTATAACGAATGTAACGGGCGATACAATTAATTTAACAGGCGATATATCCAACGCAACAGGCGTTAATATTTTTGCAACGGGTACAATTAATTTAACTGGGTCTAATGTTGAAATTAGCTCTGGCAATACGGTTACTGCTCATAATTCAGTTTTGACTTTAAATAGTGGAAGCTTAGATAATGTTTCCACTACTGGTCTCTCCACAAACAATAGTACAAATTATATAACTACTGTCTCTGACAATAAGTCAATTAGTACTTCGATATATGACCCTACTGGAAGGGATTATTTAATTTCAGGTTCAGTGCCAACAGGAGCAGGAGAAGAAAGTTTATTGGTTTCTGTTGGTGGTGTCTTGATGAGTCCTTTTAAGGATTATGAAATAAGTGGAAATTTTGTACACTTAGCAGAAGCTCCAGCAGAAGGCGAAGAAGTAGAGGTAAGAACGTTTACATCTTCTAATTCTACAGTGCCAATTAGTATACAGGGAGGTACAAATAATTTAACTGGGGCATCTTCATCTATATCTATTAACGGACAAAGTACAAACTTTATCTATCCAGAAAGTGGAACGGTAAATGTTTATACAGGAAAAAGTGTCCAGCTATACAATAGTGATGGAACCCAAGTTTCTGTTACTGGTACTGGGATTACAATATCTGATGGAACAGTAAATTTAGCATCTGGGATTGAACTTGGAGATATTAATGACTCTACCATCAACTTTAGCAATCCGTCCACCAACACCATAACTGGAATTACGGTAAACATATCTAGTGGTACTAATAATATTAGCGGGGCAGTTGGCATTGCAAACGCTAATGGATATGGCTCCACGGCAAATGCCTCTGGAGTTATGACCTCCAATATAAATATAACTGGAGGTACAAATTATATTACTGGTGGATACGCTCTTGCTTCAGCAAGCCAAGCTTCTTCTGAGGTCACTGCTACAGCTAGTGTAGGAATAACCATAAATAGTGGAACGAACACTATTAATTCTAGCGGTGCTACAGTTACGGGAGACAACTTAAATAACCTTACTCTAACTTCTGACAACCTTGGGGTAACAGGCAATACTATAAGCCTAACAGCCTTGGGCGCTTCTACGGTAAATGCAGAGAATTTAAGTATAGAAGGTGGAACTTTTGATCTACAAATAACTGGCGACAATAATATTGTCGTGCAAGATGGGACGGCGAATGTTTCTTTTAATACTGGAACTGGCCATGTTTACATAACTGGTGGGACCAATAATATATACAGCAATGAAAATTCTTCTAATAACGTATACATAACTGGTAATACTACAGTTAATTCCGGAATTAATTATATAACTGGCAATGAGATCTCAGTAAATTCTGGTGAAACATATTTCACAGGTCTTGAAACTGGATTAACAATCAACATTAATACCGGAAATACTTTCTTTACTGGCGCTAATAATACAATAACCGTAAAGAGCGGGAACTTTTATCTTACTGGAGAAAATAACTCTGGCGCTATATTAAATATCACTGGTGGCGAAAATTACTTCCCGAACTTACAAAAATTAGATATTAGCGGTGGGACAAATAACTTAATTTCACCGAACATTCAAGGCGATGTAAGTATTAGTGGCGACAACTCAACTGTCCAAAGTGGTACTAATTATATCACTGGTAGCACTATAAATATTACTGGTGGAACAGGTATAATCACCTCTGATGGAAGTACGTATAACGTAACTGGATCCACTTTCAATGTTACAGGCTTAGATGGTAATTACCACATAACAGGAGGCGAAAATTATTTAAGTTTTGGTGACTTAGGATATGGGTTTATTAGATTCGCAGAGTCTGCAACTATTACAGGAGGTATAAATACTGTTGAGAGCTCTAATGTGTCTATAACAAGCGGCGACACTACAATATCTAATAATACAGGTGACATAACTATAAATTCTGGCACTTCCACAATTTCAACCTCTGGGAGCGTTTCAATTGCTGGGGGTGTTACGAATATAACAAACTCAGGAACTCTGGCTTTAACTCCAGATAATGTTACTTCCAACACTGGCGTTAACAATTTTTCCGGCGCTGGGATATCAAATGTATATATTACCGGAGGCCAAAATAATTGGACTGGAGCAAATACTTTTGTAACTGGGGGAGTTAATTATGTATCGGGCAATGTTTCCGTATCTGGAGAAACGATAACAATATCAAGCTCTGAAATAGATAATCTGACTGGAACATCAATATCTATAACTGCAACTGGATCTGGCTCATTAAATGTAACTGGGCAAACAATATCGAGCGTTCAAATTAGTGACGGTGGCAGCGGCAATATTACTGGTTCAAGTATATCCTTAGTTTCAATTACTGGTGGTAATACGACCATAACAAATTCTGGGACAGTAAATATAACAAGTGGCGAAAACAGCATAACGAATAATGCCACTTTAATATTAGACGTACAAAGACTATTTACGTCTGGTGGATCTAATTCCATAACTGGAAATACCATAAGCTCCATAGGAATTACTGGGGGAACAACTCATGTTTCTGGCAATGCGTTTGTAACTGGCGAAAATGTTACTATACAAAGTGGATTTGTATCTGGGGCAACAGGAACAACCTTTAATGTAAGCAACAGCACTTTAAATGTAGTAAGTGGCACTAGCGTTACCAATAATGGAGGAACAATATCTGCCGATTCAGTTGTAGTGGAGGGCGCGATAGTCACAATAACGGGCGGCACAAATACAATTTCAACTGGGCAGTCTGTAAATATTTACTCGGGTGACACCGCAATAACTACAAATGTAGCGAATATATCTGGGACAAACACTGTAAATACTACAGGTAGTAATACTCTTAATATAACGGGAGATGCTACGCTTTCTATTACTGGCACAAGTAATACAGTATCATTTAATAATTCTAACTTAGAGTCTGTTAGCATAAACAGCGGTACTAGTGAGTTCACCGGAAATTCAATTACGATAACCAATGGCGTAAATACAATTCATACTGGAGAAGCAATCTATGTAAACTTCTCTGAGCAAACTGAAATTACCGGAGGCACAGTTTATGTCCAAGGTGATAAAAATACTATTTCTGGAGTTACAATAACCGAATTCACGGGTAACGAGAACTCTATATTTGACTCTGTACTAAATGCTGATTCAGTAAATATTGCTCAAAATACAGTAAATACCATTCAGAGCGGCACAATCCTTATAACTGGTGGTACAAATTTCGTCCAAAACTCCACGGGAACAAATATTACCGGAAGGGACATATTTATAACTGGTGGAACTGGAGCATCTATAAACTCCACTGGGGATGTATTTATTACTGGCGGGTCAATTCAAACCCTAGATACTACTTCGTTTACTGGATCTAATTTAACCGTAAGTCAGTTGACAATTGGCGCTGGCGGTGTTGCCACGATTACTTCTGGAACAAACACCATCACAAATTCAAATGGCGGAGAAATTAATCTAACTGGAGATTCCTTCAGCGTCACTGGTGCAGATGGAGGAACAATATTCTTAACTGGTGAAAATGTTAGTATCACCAATGGAACTCTAGTTAATAGCGGTGACAATGTAATCATAACGGGAACAAGTTTAGTTGTTCAGGATGGGACTAATAGCGTAACAGGCAATAACATATACGTTACGGGTGGATCGAATACTATATCTGGCAATAGCTTGGTGCAAATAACTGGAGGCACTCACACTCTAAATGGCCCTGCTCACGTAACAGGCGGTAATATAACCATAACCTCAGAAAATAATTCGGTTAACGTATCGGGTAACGAGTTGGTAACTCTTACATCAAATAGCACGGTTTATATAACGGGCAACTCAAATATATCTAATAATTCTTCGCTGTTTGCGACTGGCGAGTCCTTTACTGTAACAGGAGGAAATAATTATATACTCACTGGATCTAACGCCACTGGAGTAATCAATATAACTAGTGGAGTATCAAATTTCACCTTAAATACCGATGGCAATAATGTAAACGTAACTGGAACCGCAAACATAACTGGGGGAACAAATAATTTAACTGGCGAAAACTTTTACGTAACAAGCGGTACTAACTATATAACCGGACAAAGCGTAAGCATAACTGGAGGAGCAAATAGTTTAACCGGAGTAACATTTAGTTTAACTGGCGGCACAAACACAATAACAGGATCTACAATTACGATCCAAAGCGGCGATAACGCCATTACAAATCAAGCTGGCGCAAGCCTAACAATTGATGCTCCGGTGGCTAGTGTTGATGGAGGCGTAAACAGCATAACAGGCAATGACATAAGCATTACTAACGGAACCAATACATTCTCTGGCCAAAATAGCGACGTATTCATAACTGGCGGAACTTCTTTTGTAACTGGTAGAGATATATTCGCAACAGGGGGTAATATTTTTGCAACAGGGTTAACTGTTTCTGCTACTGGTCAGAACATAGACTTAAGCGGGGGCACTAATTATATAACTGGAACTGATGTATATGTAAGCGATGGCGTTAATAGCTTAACAGGTAACTCATTCGAGATCACTGGAGGGATAAATTATATAACTGGATCTACAGTTAATATAACTGGTGATGCTCAAATTACTGGAGGCGTTATTCACGCTACTGGAACAATCGGAAGTATTACTTCAGGCATTAGTAATGTTTCTGGAGCAACTACAGTAACTATCACTGGAGGAACTTCAAACGTAACAGGAACAGAAGTAAACATAACAAATGGAACTGTATCTACCTTAAATACGACCAATGTAAATATTACAGGTGGTAACAATTCTGTAAGTAGCCCATCAAACGCGTACATAACTGGAAGTGTTCAAATCACTGGAGGTGCGAACCACTTTACGGGGACTGAAGTATACATCACCGGAGGGACAAGTCTTAACACTGGATCAACAGTATCGATAACCGGAGGAGAGAATTTCATAACGGGAGAAACAGTTTACGTAACTGGAAACAATGCAAATATTACAGGAGAGACAGTCTATGTAACTGGACACAGTATTACTTTTAATAACAGCACCGGAAACATTACCGGAGGAACATTCTTCATAGACGATTCCTCGAATGTAATATACTCAGGGGAATCCTTCAGTATTACCGGAGGTACAAATACACTGAATGGTACTGGAAATACCATTTATATAACTGGTGACAATGCCTCAATAACTAATGGCATAAATGAAATAACTGGTCACAACATTACGGTCAATAATGGCACTTCCCACATAACTGGAAGCCAAGTCTACGTAACAGGAGGAACCAATACTGTTACGGGCACAAATATTTCTACAACTGGCGCAACTATAACTAATAGCACTGTTCACCTAACAGGCTTTGGGGTTGAGGTGAGTTCAAGTACGAACTTCATAACTGGAGACAACCCGACAATCACTGGTGGGACAAACTATCTGAGTGGATCTGACTTTAATGTATATAGTGGCGTAAATTACATCACGGGAAATAAAGCTTATGTAAGCGGCGAAACAATAAACATTACTGGCGTAGACGAATTTATTTACGCTACTGGACACAACATTACAATAAGTTCAGGAAATGTTTATTCGACTGGTGTTACGTATGACATAACTGGAGGCTCTATAGCTTCTGTAGTCGGAGAAACAATTAATGTAACTGGGGTAGAGTTACTCGAATTAACAATTACTGGAGCAAGTGCTACAGCTTTCACAACAGCAACCACAGCTTTCATAACTGGTGGAACGAACTTCGCAACAGGAAATGAAATAACAGTAATTAGCGGAACGAGCTTCATTACCGGAACGCAAGATATCAATGTAACTGGTGGTGTTAGTAATATTTCAGGAGCGAATGTAGCTTACGTAACTGGAACAGTAAACATAACAGGAGGTCCAAACTACATAACTGGATCAGAAGTTGGGATTTCTGGCAGTACGAATTTCATAACTGGCGATGCCTTTATAACCGGAAGCGGAACTCATCATATAACAGGTCATACAATATCTGTATTTCCGACCCAAGCAAATGTTTTTGGGAATTTTTCTAATAACTACGGTACTTTAAAAGCTGCTGATGTATTTATAACAGGCGGTACTGTTTTCACCACTGGAGACAGTCATACCGTAAATGCGGATACGGTAAATATAACAGGCAATGAAACTAGCGTAACCAATAGCACAAACTCGCATATCACTGGGTTCATAGTTTCTGTAAGAAATGGAACCAATACAATATCTGGTCAGATAGTTAATATCACAGGTAATAATGCCGACATAGTAGTAAGTGAAGCTTCGACATTAGTTTCTGTTACAGGAACAACAATCAGTAACATAGATATTACTGGGACTGCGAATATAGATGCTGAAAACGCTTACTTCACTGAAGGCGCTGGATTTAACATAACTGGAACTTCGATATTCCTTACTGGAGGAGTCCATAACGTAACAGGCTCAACTGTAAACATTACAGGGAGCACTATAAATAACCAAGGCACTGTCAACTTAACTGGTTCTGGTATATCAATAACCAATGGAACAGGCTTTATAGCTGACTCCGACGTTACTTTAAATAGCAGCGTAAACTTTATTACTGGGATATCCCAAACCGGAGTAATTTATAACCTAAATACTGGCACAACCAACATAGAGGCAGTATCTGGAGGGTCATTCCATGTAACTGGAGGTAATGTAAACTTCTCTGGTGAAGCCTTTACAATCTCCGGAGATGTAAGCGTAACAAGCGGTACATTCTCAAATGTCCAAACAATTCAGAAAGATTTAAATCTTAATGATGGTTCTCAAGGTACATTTGTTAACCCAACAATTAATGATGACGTAATAAGTTACGGCACTCTTCAGATTAACGGTGACGTAACCCTTGATCAAGTTACGGGAGATACGTTAATACACGGCGTACTCAGATATGAGTACACCGGAAGTATACCTACTAGTTCATCTGATACCTATGGAGAAACAGGACAGGTCGCTTATGACTCTGATTACCTGTATATCAAGGTAAGCGGTGCAGGGTGGAGAAGGACAGCGCTAGGTAGCTGGTAAGCTACTTAGCCTGTTCCTCCGCCTCGGCTTGTTCCTCCGCTAATTTCTCTTTCAGGGCTTTTAGTTTAGGGATGTATTCAAAAACTTTTAAATTTGGAACGTCATCTAACGAATCAAATTTTTCAGCCTCAACACCTTCTGAAACAAGCCTCTGCTTGACCTCATCGAAAGATATACCTGTATCGTTCATGAGTTTGGAAAGTATATGTCTTGGGTTAGTAAGGTCATTTTTCTCTGCTTGAGGCTCTGCCTCTGCGTTAAATGGCACGGTTATTTTAGCGTCTCCAAGCTCATCTTTGCCGAGAATATTAATCCTAAGAAAAGATCTAACGCAGCGTACAAATGCTCTATTTTCTGCTGTGGCGGCTAAAAAATGCCTAGTTAGTTTATTTGTATTAGAAATAGATGCATCTCCAATGCCAGAGAACACTACTTCTTCGCCTTCTGTTTCAAAGTTGGGATTCCAACGAATTTTACATGTGGCAATCACATAGTCAGGAGAAGGGCTTGTAACCGTATACTCAACGCTTTTGTAGCCTCTAATCTGAGCAAGCTCTTTATATCCGTGAAGTAAAACGAGTAGCTCTTTATCATTTAAATCATCAGGGTTCTTATCCTTATTTTTTGGATCCATAGGGACAAGAAAATCATGATTAATTAATTTTCTCCAATCAACAAATCCCTCTTCATTGATTGTGTAGTTGATACCTTTAACAAGGCCATTACTGTCTCTCTCGATTTTTTTGACTTTGGGTGCAGCTTTTCTTGGCATATTATGTATTTGTTTTTTGCAGTAACATGAAGTAATCAGACTCTATCCAAAAATCTTCATCGTCAAATGCTTGGGCTGTATCTTCATGGCCATTAGAGGGTATATCATTCTTCCAATGGTATTTGCTAAGATACATCTTCTTGTTGCTAAGAGTAAGCTTAGAGGACTTGAAATACAAGTCTTTTAATTTTTTGTACTCTGAGAAGTCTGGAATTTTTCTTTCGTGAATTATTCCGTAGTCCATGTAGTGAATTTTAAGTGGATTAATTTCTTCTTCAGGTAAATCGGTCATCATTAGGAATTTTATTCCATTGTGATGTAAGAATTCTATAAACTCTGGGTCATTATCTTTTTCGATAAAATATATGACTTCTTTGATTCTATCTTTCTTGCTCAAAAGAAGGTCTTTGTTTATTGGCTTTGTTGTGACTATGGAACAGACACAGTCATCAAGCTGTTCGGACAAGTTATCTTCATTAAACAAAAAGTCCATTCTAACTATTAGATTAGCTATATTCAGCGAAGAGCTACTAACTACTTGATCTGGTACGCAATCGACTATTTTATTAATGTAGTTTAACCCTGAATCAAGTGTCCGGTATGAATAATCATATTTTAAATTTAAAAGTTTTGAGATAGATTCAGCTATTTGCTCTGGCTTTATGAAATTTATGGTCTTGGGGTTTTCTTGAGCAGCGAAAGAGGGCTTCCTGCCACCTCTATCGCTTTCAATTAGTATTTGATTACCTGAGTCGCCCCAATATGGCTTAACATCATTCTTGTAGTTATTTGAGTATATGCAAACTAACTTTTTATCATAGTACCCAGCTAGTTGACTTAAATATCCATCAACCCCAAAATGCAGTAAGCTATTTTTAATTAAATACGCATCTTGATTTTTGTTCGTCGTGCCACAAGCAGAAAAAACATGATTGGGTTTTTTAGAATCTGAGTTACCCATTTGCAGGATCTTAATCCCTCGCTTATCTAGCTCATCTTTTAGGATGACTATAACATCTCCCCAGTAATCATAGTCCTGAGAGGGAACATTTGAGTTACAAAAAGTAATATACTTATCGAAGTCTAGAGGGAAAAACTTCTCGTATATGTATGGTTCATGGATTTTTACTCCACAATTTGTTGCGTAGGATTCTACTAAGTGCATATCTTTATTGATATTTAAGGTCTTTATATACAACTCTATCCTCTCCATTCCTTGAATAAGTGGGAGTCCTTTGTGTGGTAATATACGGTTGTAAAACGATGTCGAAGTACCCTTTATGATCCCCTACGCCCTGAAGACCTCTAAAGTTTTCCATTTGGTCGTTATAGGGAATTAATTTATGGATGTAAGGATTACCATCAAGAATACCAAAGTAGTTAGGTTTTGTGCAAAAGTATATTTTATACTCTTTATATTCTTCAGATATGGATTTAAGCAAGCTTGTTGACATGAAGACATCTTGCTCGCTTTCGGGCATGATATATAATAGCCTTTTACCGTCGTCTTTATCTAATAGCGAATCAAGGGTAGTATTTTTATTTTTAATATCTTGATTTTCTTTACTAGCTACTTTTCTGAAGTAATCCTCCACGCTCTGCCTAGTAGCGCCTTTAGCAAGCTCCTGCATCCAGTATTTATGGCCGTCATCTTGAGGATCTACGTGTTTCATCTTCAAGATATTGTGATACATGCAAGTAAGCCAATCACTGTCGTTTTCAATCTCTGGAACTTGGAAGTTTGGATCTCTTTCCTCTTCTTGAAGGTCGAATTTATAAGTAGTGGGCTCACATGAATCTAAAAATTGTTCAATTCTACCTCCAACGGAGGCAACGGAAAACCTTTCAATAGTCCACTGTCTCGCCTTCTTTCCCATTTCTGTTTTCCTACCTTTTGGGAGGCTGTAAACCCTGTCTAATTGTGCGGCGATTGATTCTGGTTTGGTGGAGGCTTTTCTGAATTCTGTTCCGTGCTCTCTATATTCTGTCCAATCTAAAGGGTAAGAGCCAGAGCCATCAACACACATGTCTTCACCGCAAGAATAATTTGTCACTAACGTGATAAGTTCTGCTAGTTTAGCTTCTTGTATCGGTATCTCTTGGCCCCCTGACGTAAACGGGTGAACGTAAACGTCCATGAGATTATAGACTTCATTTAACTGCTTTTCAGTTACCCCGAAGCCAGTGCCAGTAGTAACCATGCCTTTTTCATCTCCACAATAAGGACATTTTTGATCATGGCCAGTAAATGGCTTTATTTGGTAGTCTTTACATGACTTGCAAACATAAGTAGTTAAGATTCTATTCTTATCTATCTTATATTCATCAGCCATTCTGTGGATGTTCCATCCTTCTGCCCAACTTGTATGCAGTAGTAAATATGAATTAGAATTTTTATTCTTATTAAGAAACTTTTTGAAGCCCTCTAGTAGATTTGGCACTGACTTTCTTAATTGATTTCGGAACACAAACCCAGCAACATAGGCTTTTTCATCTATGCCGAATTTTTTTCTAAGGGATTGTTTTTTATCTTTATCGAGCTTGTAGAAAAATGTCGGATCTATGGCCCCTTGCATTGTTTTAACTTGCTTGTAGCCAGCCTTGTTTAACTCTTTTGTCGCAAAGTCAGACCATATCCAGTAATTATCTAATCTTTTTGCCGCCTCTACTGCGCTTGGTAGGATTGGCAGCGAGTCTAACGTGGTCCATATAACGGGAGTTACTTTATCAAACCAGATTTTTTTTATTGCAAAATCTACTCCCCATATATCTTGAATCGCTATATAAACATCAGGCTTCTCTTCTTTGATAACCCTGTCAAGGTAGTGAGCTCCGTATCCAGCTAATCTAGCTAAATTTGGGTCTCTATTGATTTGATTTACTTCTTCTTGGCTATCGGGTAAGCACCCTACAGATTTCCAAGGCGTTCTTTTTAGCTCTGAATTTGAGTAATTTGTACCACAGCAGTAGTGAACCAAGTCATACTTGCCTGTATTATACAAATAAGACAAGACGGCCTTGGCGTTTCTGCCAAAGCCTGTCTTTGCTAAAGATGAGTCGGTTTGAAATAAAACCTTCAGTTTTTTAGACATTACCAAATATCAGAGTCGTCGTCGGTTTGTGTTTTTGCGGGTTCGGGCTCTTGTTGAGGCTCTTGTCGAGCTTCAGCTTCTTTTTTCTTTTTAGAATACTCTTTGATTCTAGCTTTTCTTTTGATTTCAAAGTCCAAATTTACGGCATATTGAAACCAAAGCAATAGCTCTTCCATTTCATTAAACCTAAACCCAATTGAAAAGAATTGTTTATTAGTGGAGTTGTCTTTTTCCTCTTTATTTACGCCAATAGAGAATCCCATTTGCACTTTCTCCTTGTTGAAAAATGGAGCAAATTTAATTTGGCAAACTTGCTTTGGGTTAGAGTGATAAGCTGAAAACTCAGAATTACTCTTTAGAGCGTGAATCATGTCGCAGATCTCAAGCCTAGAAAATTTAATTTTTACTTTTTTGTCGGCATCGCTGTGAAATCTACCTACTCGCTTAGAATCATCCCAAGACTTTTGTTTTACTAACTCTGCCCAGAAAGAGCCTTCGACTTCATTGAAAGAGAAACTGCAAGCAGTTCCGGTCACTTTTTTGTTCGGTTTATAGAATTGGATCATTTTTGTTTTTTATATTATGATTAGGTGTTTGTAGTCAAGTTTAATCTAAAGTTTTCCTGTCTGACTTAAGTTTGGCCAAGCTTGTGTATATTTTTTGATCTTGGACTGCTACGACATCAGCGAAAATGGCATCGTCTTTTTTAATGCCTTTTACTATAGCTATATTTCCATCTTTAGGCAATTTATTATTGTTCAAAGACTTCATGTCGTCTATTTTTTCATTGAAAACTAATACGTTTGTCGTGCCTGTCTCATCTGAAATACTTGCCCTGTAATATTTGGTTCCTTTTCTGGATTTCCCAACTCTGTGCTCATTAATGGTCACTACAAGGGTTACATTTTCATTCATGTCCATGTCTTCGACTTCTAGTATACTGGACAAATCAGGACGTTTTTCAGAGTATATTTCTCTTAACGATTTTCTGTAACTAAATCCAAGAAGACTTTTTTCATAATACCAATTGGCAAGGTCTTCTGATTTTTTATTTATATCATAAATTTCTTTGTAGGGAGCATAGCTTTTCCTTATGGTTTCTTTTCTTGAATCCTTTATGACGGGCTTGGTTTGCCCTTTAGCTCCATCTTCGGTCAAGCTACTTACATATTTAAGCGTATCATGTAAATTATCATTAAACTTAGGCGTATATTTAGAAATTATTCTTCTTTCTCTGCTTGTAAGAATATTCCAAAGTTGAGCTTCAAGAACTGTTCGGCTTCTGGTTTGGCCTTCTGATTCCAATGCGCCAGCTTGAATTAAGGCAGATAATATTCCGATACCTATTTTTGATTCTTGAGCACCTTGAAATACTTCAAACTTATTGGAGTATTTCTTTCTGAAACTTTGCAGTTTTTCAATTGATTTATCAGATATACCTTTAATAGATAAAAGCCCAAATCTGATATTGTCTCCCTCGATGCAAAAATCCATATCTGATTTGAGCAGATGAGGCGGTAATAGTTGTATGCCAAAATGAGAAAGCTCTTGATGTATTTTAGATATTTCTTCTATTGGGTCTTGCTCATTGCGAGTCATCTTTAATAACGAAAGATAAAATTCTTTTGGATAGTTATATTTAAGATAGATCGTAATTGCAGCTAGAGCAGCGTAAGAGATCGAGTGGGATTTATTGAAAGAGTAGTTTGCAGAATCCTCTAATACTTTCCACAGTGTCTCACCAATATCTTTATCAAGATTATTTTCTTTAATCTTTTCAGAGATTTTCTTTTTCCATTCTTTGACTTCTTTTACTTTTTTCTTGCCTACAATTCGGCGTAAAATTTCCGCTTCATCAAGAGTAAAGCCAATTTTGTGAGCCATCTTCATCATCTGCTCTTGGTATAGGCACACTCCTCCAGTTGTTGACAGAATATCATCGAAGAAAGGGTGAATTACATCGTAAGTGCCGTTATTTGTGTAATTTGCGTATTGATCCACGTAAGCCAATGCTCCGGGTCGAGCTAGGGCTAGTACGGCGCTCAATTCTTCTAAATTCTTGGGTTTTACTTTTTGGCAGACTTTAAAGTTCGTGTCAGCCTCAATCTGAAAAAGGCCGTGAGGAGTTCTTAGGTTTTGTAAATTTCTATAGATCTCTGGGCTAGTTAGATCTATATCTTCAATTTTAATACCTATGCTTTTACATGCATCATCAACTACCGAAGCACTTCTGAGTCCTAGTATGTCTAATTTTACATTAGAAATAGACACATAATTCATATCATAGCTCGTTACAGAGCTTTTATCTGAGGAAAGTTCAGTTGGGCAGCAATCTTCAAGTTTATCGTATGTAAGTGCAATGGCGGAGGCGTGGACGCTCTTATTTTTAATCAAGCCCTCTAACTTTAAAGCAGTTTTGTAAGAAGATTCATTGTGGTCGCACCATTCTTTAAATTTTTCTTCCTCTTCATATGCGTCAGTTAAGCTACTTACATTGCCGAATATTTTTGGGATAAGAGAGGTGACTTCAGTCATCTCGGCTTCTTCTTTGCTGCCTACAATTTTTCCGCATTCTTTCATGCAGAGTTTGCCGCTTAAAGTATTAAATGTGACAACTTTTGAAGTTTTGCCAGTAAAAAGCTCTTCTAAGTGCTTAATTACTTTTTGTCTGTTGTAGTAGCAAACGTCTACGTCAATATCGCACATAAGCGAGCCATCTAAGTATGTTACTCCATCTACTACCTGTTTTTTAGCTCTGGCTTTAGATACAAATCTCTCAAAAAACAAATCGTATTTTATAGGGTCAATTCCGGTAACGCCTATGAAGTAAAGGATTAAGCTGCCAGCAGCAGATCCACGGCCAAGGCCAACAGCAATGTCATTTTCCCTGCAAAAATTAAGTACTGTCCATACAAGCAGTATATAATCGGTAAATCCAAGGTCGTTTAAGATTTTTAGCTCATATTTTGCTCGATCTATATATTTTTGATGTAGTTCTGACCCCTTTTCTACATCAAGCTTATCAAAGCCTTCTCTAGCTACCGCTCTTAAAAAATCATAATTTGAGCAATCTTCGCTGACTTTGTATTTCTGTTTTAAATTTGAATCAATTTGGAAATTAGGAAGCCTTACTCCGTAGAGAGGCATGTCTATTTTCGTAAATTTTTTGGAGAAATTCTTTGTATTAGAAAGGTTGGTCGTCATCTGGTAAGTCTGGGCCACTGAGGTCTGTATCATCCCTTAATTGACTTTTTATGTCAATAGCTAACTCCTCAAGTACTGTTAGTATAGCTTTTTTAGATGAAGTTTTTTTTATATTTAAAAAAACGTCCACTTTGTCTGATTTTTTGCCTTCTCTGAGAGCTAGGATCACGTAATCCATGTTCTCAGCCTCAAGTTTTTCGGATAAATCGTATATATAATCCAATGAAGGCATTTGCTCAAAATGGCTAATTTTTAATAAAAAGTCAAAGATTATCTATCCCAGTGTAAAATAAAGTGTATGGCACTTTCGAAAGTAAATTTAGTTAGGTTAAAGAGCGGCGAGGCTCCCGTAGATGGTTCCGTGGTTACATTCGACTCAACAAAAAGTCTTTATGGCCATCAAGCGCCTACTGGATTTGCTTATGATTTAGCGCCAAGGATTGACTTATCTTTGGCTAATAATGCTACTGCTTCTTTCATATCTGACTCTTCAATCCCTATAAAGTCTATATCTGTGGACGGCTCTGTTATTACTCCCACTAACCAAAGTGTAGATTTGGGTAGTCATTTCTTAAGTCCTTCTGAGGTATCCAATGGAGCCCATAGTGAACATTTTGTTAGCGTGGCTACACCAAATCCAGCCTCTGGGAATGACGGAGATCTTTGGTTCGTCATTGCTTAAAGCAAATGAAATTTCTAAGGTCAATAAACGTAAAAAATGATTTAAATGACACGGGTGAAGCCCAGTGGTCAAAGGTAAGTAGACCTTATGTAAAACATGAAGGCGCTTGGGTCGAAGCTCTTAATGTATACAAAAAAGTAGATGGCCAATGGCAAATAGTTCACACTGGGGATACAATCGTATTATCTGTTATTGTGCCAGCAGGAGAATATGAATCAGTTGGAACTCAAAATTTAGTCCGGAGCGGTGATGGCTCATTAAAAGGATTCAATTTAATAGAATACATAGCTGATAATACGGTTTATTCTTTGGTTCAATTAGAATCCACGCCTTTTAGTATAACTGTCACAATTGACTCTGGAGCAAAAATTACTGGACCACTTGTAATTAAGGGGTTTGATCCTTCAAGTAAAATTAAAATCATAAACAATGGAGAAATATATGGATTAGGAGGTCAAGGAGGCAGTTCTCTTATGCCTGTTAATGCCCAGTGGATCAATGGTAATGATTATCTTAACAGCGCTAAAGGTTGGTCGCAATTAGATGGAAAAAAAGGTAACGATGCTATACGTGTTTACAATCAAGTTTCTATAGATAACCAAAATGGCAAAATATACGGGGGAGGTGGTGGTGGTCATGGTGGTATGCCAGTGATAAAACTATATCCCGGAGGTATGGCTTTTCACTGTAGAAATCAAACAAGAGCTAACTACCCTTTTTTCAAACAAACTGTTCGCCAAGACGGCCTTTATAGAATAAGTCTTCACATGCCCGGAGGTTGGAAGCCAATAAATTATTCATGGATCGGGGAAGATGGCTTGCATGTATCTAATACAGGTAATCCTTGGGTAGGGGGTTGGAGGTGCGACGCTCCTGTAACTTTTTACACTACCGAACGTGTACACGGTGATTTGAGGTCTCGTGTCACTCGCGCTGGGGGATTTGGATTGCTTGGTGATAATTCTGGATCTACTAACATTGGTAGCGTTATGCAAGGCCTATTTCCAACTGTTGATCAAGCTATTTTTGGAGCGGTTTTTCATGGTGCGTGTGGCGGTGGCGGCGGCGTGTTTGGGAGTGCAGGACAAAGCTCTATAAAATTTAATCTCCATAGTCCATATCAAGTAGCTTCAGTAGTAGACAATAACCTTAGTTTAAGTGTGAGATGGACCAAGCTTTTATCTGACATAATATGGGAAAGTAGTTTGTCTAAATTGCACAACTTCATGCACATTAGGCACACCAGCGATCATGCAACAGACGGTACTGTAATCGGCTTTGATGAAAATGCTCTACCATTAACCAATGCAGGAACATTGGGGTTTGGTGACCACAAGGAGATAATAAAATCTGGTTACTTTTTTGGATCTTTATTAAACGCATGGGGTGTTGGCCAGCGAGAGAGGTATCCCATACGAAGATCGGTAAGTAGCGCTGTTGATATCACCAATTTCGCCATAGATTACGAAACAAGTCCTAGATTTAATTTTGCTAAAACCTACGTCATTGGCTTTCAGACGACGGCAGAAAAATTTGGATCTGGTAGCAGCATAGACCCAACTGGTTTTATTGGGGGCGATATTAGTACGCTTACGGGAGGGAGTGGAGGCTCTGTTTCTTATAATTGGACTCCCGAAAGCACTCGTTGGGATCATCCTACACTACGTACTAGGAAAGCAGATCAAATTGACATAGGATATGCCCCAATTAGGACGGGATATCCTCCTAGAACGCGTTCGTTCGGAGCTTATTACGCCGACCTTTACGCAGGTGAAAGAACAAATTACAGCAAGGTATCTTTTAATAGCGGCGTAGTACATTGGTTAAATAGTTGGAAGAGTTCCGGTGGAAAAGGTGGTGACGCAGGAGAGTCAGGGGAATCTCATACTGTAGGTTCATACAATGTTAATGTTAGAGGTAAGGTTATGCAATTACCTTCAATAACTATCAATGGTGGAGCCGTAGGCTCATCGATTAGGGAGTATGGGTTTTTAGGGGGGAAAGTTTCGATTCTCAACTCTGGAGACATAAAGGGGCCAATAGAGCAAGAGCCAGAGCCAATGATGTAGCTACATCTCTAATTGATACTTTAATTGATTCCAAACCTTTAAATTTAGTTCAAGGTCAACCAAGGCGTCATGAAGTCGATCATAGTCGTGCTCTATTTGAAATTCTCTACCCAAAGCTGTAAGATTAGTTTTTATGCCCTTGCGTCTTTCGTGAACTAATTTGTATTGATACTCTAAAAAATTTTCTGATGTTCTGTATGGGAGCTCGAACTTTATACCTCTGGCTATACAGTTTGTGTCTATAATTTTAGACATCAAATGCCTGTAGTCTTTGCCGACATAATTGTAAAAATCTTTAATTAAGTATATGTCGAAGCCTAGTATATTGTGCCCAACTATATAATCAGCATTATCTAGCCAGTCTTCTATTGTCGGAAAGATTTCTTCGAATTTTATTTTTCTTTTATCATAATCTACGGGGTTGAACCGTGTTATCCTAGCTGCTTCAGGGCTTACGTTGACATCTCTGTCCCAACCTACATAGTAGTCCTTAGAATCAAGTATTTGGCCACCCTTGGCTTTGATCATGGCTATTTGCCAAGGCAAATTATTAAAGCTGTTGAGACATAAGTTTTCTGTTTCGCAGTCGATGAAAACGAAAGTCTTATCTTCGTCAAACCTTATTAAATGTCCGTCCATTTATTTAAATCTTTCTGAGGTACAAAGTATGCTTCTTTACCGTTGTTCGGAGCTTTTAAATATTTCTTTTTGGTGCATTGCTCCCCTAGTTTCCAGCCAGCCATCCTGTAAGTCTTATTACCCTCATAGATCACCAAGATAAACTTGTCTTTAAGTTTTTCTCCTTTGCAGTCTTTCCACGGGCGTATGATTAGTGAGCCGTGACCACAATCAGTGCATCTTACTTGCCAGCCATCGTCAACATCAGCGTCATTAAAGGTATTAACAGTGCCAGTAAACTTCTTTCCTAAAAATCTTGCAGCGGCAATTTCAGCACCACAGGCTATCACGTCATTCTTTAGCCAGTCTCCGCCCATAGGTTTACCAGAGTGACTTGAGTCTTTTAGCTCTCCATTTAAATTGGTGTCTCTTCGGGCTTTGCCCCACTTAATAGCTTCCTTTTTTTCTTCCTCGGTAAGAACTATTACAGTGTTTGAGTCTGTTGCTTTCGATTTTAAAATATCAGGATTTTGATCTTGTTTTCTTTTTCTTTTATTAGTTTTTAACCACTTGTCGAAAGAAAATTCATCGCTGCACATGTGATCTAAATTTGGCTTATCTAATGTGCTTCTATTATCTATGCATCTAAAGGTGAGGTAAGCCTTGAAATCCTCTGTTTTATCGTAATATATAGTTTGAGTATATATCACTTCATGTATTTTACCTGTGCCGTTATTTTTGCTGGTAGCTTTTTCTACGCTGTCTTTTATAAGGGAGTCAAAAGGTATGTTATTGTCTTCGACGAAGAAAACAGGGTTGCAAAAATCAAAACAGGGAACACATGTAGAATACTGAAGAGTGTTCTTATGGACGTATGAATCGTAGAATGGAATACAGAGAGTTAAATCTTCTTCATTCCAGAATTTTCTTAGCTCGTCAAAATCTATTCTTGGCTCATAATAAAATCCATCTTTTGCTGCCTTAGAGTAAATCTTAATTAACCTTTTGTAGCCACTTTTGTTTTTTGCGAAAATGACATATTTAGATTGAGTGGCAAAGGTCTCTTCATCTTTTTGAAGCATATTGCCAGCAATGGTTATTCTTAATCCAAAATTAAGTTGTATGTTTTGCTCTTCGCAATTTATGAAAGCTTGAAGAAAGCCGCTAGGATTGTCCTCTACTAAGAAAAGCTCTTTTAGCCTGTGGTCTTTGGCTATTTTAATTATTGATTGAGCCCCATTTGGATCTACCGAGTCTGGCTTTTCTAGGGTCAGTATACTCCTACCTTTTGAGTAGTGACTTTTGAAAAGCGGTATTGAATTCATTTAGGGGATAATTACAGACTATTTGAATGAGTTCAAGTCTATATCGTTGTCCTTATTAACTTTAGTAGAAGAGATTTCAAAATCTTCTGCTGTGGTTTTTGTTTCAGAGATATCTTGATCGTGGAATCTTGGGCAACCAGCATAGGTCTTTTTCTTTACTGAGCCTAATTTTCTATCCTCTTCGCTGAAGTCGTCCTTCATTGAGCTAGATATTTGTTTCCCATTTTTATCCACAAGAGAAAAGAACTCAAACGGATCTCTGTATGGGCATACCCAAGTTGCACCCGCCGCGCACATCCAAGAATTCTTTTTCTTATCTGCTGCGTAATTTGATTTAGCGTCTTCTTCGGTAAATGAGTTAATGACCTCATTTGCTTGCTCTAAATAGAACTCAAATCCGTCCAGTTGCTCTTTAGAGAATTTAAGCCTTTGTAGTGGAGACTTGGGAAACCTTAAAAACAAAAACTCAACCGAAGGCTCTAGGTCAGGCCATAATTTTCTTGCAGCTAAAGAGTACATCATGGCCTGTACGTTAGAATGAAGTTCTTCTCCCCTAAATTTACCTTTGCTGGATTTATAGTCTACAATTACCACCTCGCCTTTGTCTGGGTACTCTACTGGCTTATCGATATACCCTCTTATATTGTAAGCTGGTTTTTCATTTTTAATTTCAAATCCTATCTCAGGCTTTTCTATATAAGCTCCTTTGTTTCCAAAAAAGTTATTTTTAAGCCCAACAACTATCATCTTATCTACTAGCTCGTAATTAAATTGAAATGTATCTCCATATTTTTCGATATCGACCCTATTTAGGTACGATAATACATATCTATCAACTACTTTAGATTTTTTTATCGATCCTCCATTTTTGATAGCCTTGAAATGCTTTTCGTGTCTAGGGTTAAGTAAGCACTCAAATACATTATGGCAGACTGTTCCCCTCAATGCCCCTGAGTTAGTTTTATCGGGTAAGCCTAAGCCGTATTTCACCCAATAAAGATGAGAGCAATTCTCTAGAGTTTTAATTTTAGATGCAGATAAAAATTTTATTTCAGACATGGCATTTATTTTTCCATTCTTCGATTTCCTCTGAAGACATTTCTCCGAAGTCTCCTTTATCAGGTAGGCAGGTAATTATTTGGTGAAAGTCAAAATATTTTTTGAGTTTCGAATTAAGCTTATCGGCTGCTTGATTACCTGCGCTATTGTTAGAACTGTCATTATTTAAGGAAATTATTATTCTTTGCGGGTCTAGCCTTATCAGCGTATTAAGCTGCGGGACACTTATATCTAGACCGAATATTACCATTACATTCTTAACACCATTTTGCCAAAGAGACAACATATCACCGATGCTTTCCACTAGAATAATCTCGCGCTTTTGTCTGATTATTCCTAGGTTGCATTGAAACGGATATCTCCATTCTGATTTGTTGCCCATGTGTTTCCACTTGGATCTTTTGTCTTTTGATCCCAATATTGACCTACCAGAAAGACCTATAAGCTTTTGCCTTGAACTAAAAATAGGAAATACATATCTATCTTTCATTCTTCCATTTTTAGCTACGCCGCCTCCAAACAGACTGAGAATTTCTTCATCCACGCCTCTGCCAATCCAGTAAGCAGAATCTTGTTCAAGTAAATTTAAAGTTTCAGAGTCGAATACTTTTAAGGTCTTTACTTTTGGCTTGATTCTTTTTGTCTTGTTAAAGACAAGCTTGCCTTTTAGGTAGCTTTTGCCCTCTTCTGG